TGAAATTCCAGCACAGACTATACTTGATAAGGTTTTAGCGGAGGTAAGTCCAAAGACCAGAAGGCCACTAACAGATAATGTTCAGGTAGCAGCTCCTGAACAGGTAAGTTATAACATAAGCCTTACTTATTACATTTCAGAGCTAAATCAATCAAAGGCAAATGAAATAAGAAACGCAATTGAAGTTTCTGACGGTGCTGTGCAGAGATACATCCAGTGGCAATGTGAAAAGCTTGGAAGAGCAATCAATCCTGATGAACTTAGGTACAGAATTTTATCTGCAGGAGCAAACCGAATTACCCTTGTTTCTCCATCTATTTATGATGCAATCGATGCAGATCAGGTTGCAAGCATAGGAACAGTATCAATAACATATGGAGGTATTGAGTAATGAAACTAAATGAAGTTAATTTGCTGGAGCTGCAGTCAGCATACATGAAAAGGGATCCTACAATAAGAGCATTATGTGCAGCACTTACACCCAAATTACTTGAACTATCTAGCGAAGCATATATGTGCCTTATCTATGCCAACATTGATAACTTAGATGAAAGCATTCTTAATGGACTGGCATGGCAGTGGCACATTGAATTTTATGATGAAAGCCTGACGATTGAGAAGAAAAGGCAGCTTGTTAAAAATGCTATTCGTTGGCACCGGCTTAAAGGTACACCAGCTGCGGTAGAGGAATTAACCTCAGTTGCTTTTGATGAAAGTCGAGTAGAAGAATGGTTTGATTATGATGGGGATCCATACAATTTCAGAATTGTTACTACTGACAGAGTTACAGAACCTGAAAAGCTTCAAAAGCTTTCAGAAGCAATCAATACAGTAAAGAATGCCCGATCTCATTTGGAGGGCTTTTTTATTGAGCGTAACAATAATCTGGATTTGTATTTTGCTGGGGTTGTGCAGATAGGCAAAACATACACTCTATCTACGTAAGGAGGATTTAATATGGCTAAAAATTATGTAAATATTAGCGGACGGAATTTTAATTTTGAAAGACAATCAGACGGAACTTATAATTTTAAAGATGATTCGCTTAGGGCTGATAATACAAACATAGCACAGTTTGGAGCTTTTGAGGATGGATTAAGTATTGACAATGATGCATTTATCAAAGGATTTAGACATATAGCCACTCGCGGCGGTGGTAAATTAACACTAAAACCTAAAAATTATTTACTTACATCGGTTTTAGATTTGCCAGATGGTATGGAAATTGATGGGTGTGGAGCAACTATATTATTTAATAACTTATCACATGCAACTATAAATAATACTGCATCTGGCAGAGTTAGTTGGCGGGGGGTATTTAATGTATGGGGCGAAGACACTTCCACTACAGCACAACTTACAGGATATTATAATACAATGTGGGCTGAAGGCTTAGATATCGCAAATCCTTATCATACTTTTGTTGGTAGGTGGACTGTATCAAGGGTTTCTGGTTTTGCAGTTGGGGATGTTGTAAAATTAGAAGTTGGTTATAAAGGTCAAACTGTTAATCAATACTTGCCACTGGTTGAAACTTTAGCAAAAATAGTAGCTATAGATAATGCAAATAATTATATTTATACGGATTATCAGTCACCTTATGATTGGTCTGGATTTACATTTACATCTGCACACACAATCACAAAGGTAATAACTAAAAAAAATATAAAAATATCCAATCTTACAATTATTGATATAACACAAAACCCAGCAGCAGAAAGACCTACAGCAACGTTAAATGCAGATACTCCAAATAGAGACTGGCATCCTTGCGGTATAGGTGTAAAATACGGTGAAAACCTTGTTTTTGAAAATATAACAGTAAAAAATTGTGTATTTTCAGGAATTACATATTATTATGCTTATAATTATACAATTGATGGGTTAACAATTGTATCACCACGAGGTCAAATGGGAGGAGGTGAAGCATACGCAACACAAAATATGAATGTTATGAACTTTGAAATAAATAGAGTACACTCAGAAGGATTGTGTCCTAGGCATTTAGTTGATATTTCTAGCGGTTATTTTGGAGTTATAAGGGACTGCGTTGCTAGTTACAATTTAGCAGGTTCATTTTCTTTGCATGGTGAAGGCGACCACGACATACTATTTGATAATTGTGTGGGTAGTTTTCATGCAGGGAATGGGCTTCAATATTTTAATGAGCTAGGTCATAATATAACCTACAGAAAATGTAAAGGTTCTCTTACTGGAATTGCATATTATACAAATACTGTAATAGATAATTGCGAATTTGCGTTAACTTACGGGAACGACACAGATTCAGCAGGATCACAATATTCAGATTTTTATTGTCCTCAAATAAAATTTATTAATAGTAAGATATATATATTACCAAGTGTATTTAAATTTCAATTACTTACCAGAGGTAGGACAGATAACAATTGGGTTATATTCGATAACTGCGAATTTATCGGTATAGGAAGTAAAGCATCTTACAATATAGCAAATGTAATAAAGGGATATGAAACTGTAACATTTAATAATTGTAAGTTTGACAAATCACTTGGTAAATTATATTGTGTAATATCTATTGAAGATATTAGCAAACTGCAAGTAATTAATTGTCCTAAGATATCAAATGTGCTAATACAGCCTTATATGAGTGGAGCGAGTAATATTGATATTGTATATAGTAACAACACATTTGAATATGATGAAGATTACGCTACCAGATTGCTGAACTCTTATCAACATATATTTAGAACATTAGGACTTAACAGTTGTACTGGAACTTATAAAGTGAGGAACAATAGAGTTAAGTTTACTAACGCAACTACTACTAAAAAGTTTTCCCCTATTAAAATTGAAGCATCAGATAATTCAGGCAGTTCAATACAAATGTTTTTTGAAAATAATGAGTTGGAATCAACAGTTGATAATGCAGCAGAGATGAAACTGTCATATGCAAATACTGGTATTATAATGCATTCAAAAGGAAATGTTTTTAACAGAGTAAATACAAAACCAGGATTGAATTATCTCGAATTTACCAATCCTTTGGGATATAATGATGTAAATACAAGGTCTGTATCAAGCGGAGATTCTAATAAATATTACAAAATATTAGAATTTAATGTTGGTGGGGTAGGTAATTACCACGCTATGTTTGATTTTGTTCAAACCAAAGCTGGAGCAACAGCTGTTGCAGGAAGTGTATATGTGCAATATTATGTCGCAACAATGGGAAGTGCTGGGACAGTAATAATAAACTTCAGTAAAATGAACAATGCGAATCCAGCATATAATCCTGCTAATATAGTTGCAGTTGAAACTTTAACTTCTGCTGCCGAACATAGACTTTCTTTATATATTACCATTCCAACTTACTCGAGTGTACTATATAAAGAAAGTCTATTAAGCCACTTGCTAGTGACAAAATGGAATAAGTCATCAATAGTAGAAGATGCTTTACCAGCAGGAGCACAAGCAATAGGTGTAGCAATATCTTAATTCGCATAAGATTGATAATGAGTCAGTGCGATATTCACATAAAAAACGTGTTGTATAAAAATAAAAGGTTCCTTTAACCGGGAGTCTTTTTAATTGAAAGGAATGATTGTATGGCACAATTTAATCAATTAGTTTTGACTAGTGCAGGAATGGCAGTTCTTGCAAGAATTCAGGCTTTAGGAGCGACATTAACCTTTGATTATGTGGAAATTGGTGATGGGTTTTTAGCTCAAGGTCAAACATTGCAAAGCTTAACCTCTATAAGACATAGAATAATGGTTTTGCCAATAACGAATCTTGAAAACCTAGGAAATGGATCTGTAAAGATAAGAGCTTTGGCAATATCCAATGAGCATTTTGCAACAGGAGGTGGATATATTGTTCCGGGAGTAAATTTATCTTTAGGAGCATATATTCGCGAGATAGGGTTGTTTGTAAGAGATCCTGATAACTCAAGCCATTCAATACTGTATGCCATTGCAAACGCAGGAAACCTTGCTGATTTCCTACCTCCATACAACGTTAATCCAGTCGAAGAGCTTATTAATCTGGTTATAAGCATTGGAACGGCTGCAAATGTTACAGCATTAATGAATCAATCAATGGCATATGTTACAAGGTCTGATTTTGATCAGCTTATTAAATTACCAAATTTGAAAGTGGGTAATACGAATAGTACAGTTTCAATACCTAATGGTGGCACAGTATTAACGCTAAACCGCATTTTTTATAATAATGCAAGTATGTTTAATTCTAGTACAGGTCAGATAAAATGTGTAAAAGCAGGTAAGTATAGGATTGGCTTTAATGTCCAATGGAGTACAAGTAATGGAACAGGTAAAAGATCAATTCAAATAAACATAAATGGATTACCATTAGGTGAAAATACATTACCTGGAATGACAACAGGATTTGGTCAATCATATAGTACTTCTATACAGTTAAATGTAAATGATGTAATCACAGTAGACGTTTTTCAAAATAGTGGAGCTGCAATAGACCTCATTAGTAATAGAGAGTATTCACCTGTGTTGTGTATTGAATGCTTTGAATTGACTCAATTATAGAAAGGACTGAGTACAATGCCACCAGGAACAGAACTTTGCACGGAAAAGCACAGGAGAGTTGACGAAAGATTAGATCACCATGATTCATGGTTGGAAGAACATGAAGATAAAATAGACCGACTTGACAGGTCGGATGCTACAAATACCGCATCAATCAATAATTTGTGCATTAAAATTAGTGATCTTGTAACAACGCTAAAGTGGCTTATAGGTTTTGTAGTAGCACCACTAACAGCCGGATTGGTAGGGCTGTTTTTTTATGCCCTTCAAAAAGGATTATTCAAGTAAAGGAGGAATGCAAAATGCAAGTTATAACGCCAAAATTTAAGTGGGAAAACCCCTTAGTGCCTTTGAACTTATCAAAGGTGCTTTTTATTGTCCTACATCACCCGGCTGCGTTCACCGCAACACCGGAGCAGATACACCGATGGCACATAAACAATGGTTGGAGCGGGGCAGGGTACAATGAGTATATCAGGAAGGACGGCACCGTTGTAATCATGCGAGGGGATAATGTTGGTGCCCAGTGCGAGAACATGAATAGCAAAAGCTACGGGATGTGTTGCGAAGGCGACTACGACATTGAAACCAAGATGCCGGACGTGCAATTTAACAGCCTGGTTGAGAGGTTGAAGTATCATAAGGCTAGGCTACCCAATCTTAAGGAAATAGGCCCACACAAGAGATTTGGGAATACTACTTGCCCTGGTAAGTACTTTCCATTACAACAAGTGATTGCAGCTCTGGAAAAGGATAATGAGTTTGATAATGCCCTTAAGACCTGGCAGGCTAAAGGCGATATGGCCAGTCCCGATTATTGGGCAAAGAATGCTGTCAAAGGTGGGCTTTGTAAGGGCGAATTTGTAAGGCAATTAATTATTAATGCCTCAAAGGCATAAGAAAGGTTAAGGTGATTAACATGTTACAAACAATATGGGAATTTCGATTTATCTTAGTGGCTGCGGCGTTTGCAATCTTTTATGGATTAATTCAGTGGAGTGAAACCAAATCACGATTGT